ATTAATAATCAGCCTCTTCAACTTCCCCTGCGCGATCTCCTCAAACTTCTTGGCCATCACCGCATGATGTCTCCCATGTATAAACCCCGGCCACATCTTCCGCACATACGCCATAAACGATGTCTGGCACTTCTCCCTCTCAAGCGCATTCTTGTATTCCTGCACCTGACCAAACAGCTTCTCCCTCTCAGCCGGTCCCAACTTATCAATCAACTCCAAGATCTTCACTGCAAATTCCTAAAGTTCACATACACCGGCCGCACAGTCCTACCCATCCGCTCAACCCTCTTCACAACCCCTAACTTCACCAACCTATCAATAATCTTCTTCGTACTCCCCAACCCCATCTTACCCCGCACCTCACATATATCCCGAATACTCGGCCCGTACCCGTACTCCTTCCACCACTCATCAATCACCAAAAATACCTCCCGCTGCATCGGCGTCATACCAACCCCCATACACCACTCATAACTCCTACCACTCCTCATCTCCCTATTTATCAACACCTTATTCACAGCCTTAGCGCCCATGTCAAGAACCCCAAAATCCAATTCGTGTTGTTGTTTTCAACAACTACTTTAGTACTACTAGTCCTTAACGGAGAGGAAACGAAAATTTTTATACCACCCCACCCTCTTTTTCTCCAAAGGACAAGGGGGGGTCTTCCATAGATTGAGGGGAATCGAGTTCCGGCTGGAATCGTTCGAGTGGGATAGTATGCTGAGTGGAGCGGGACTCCGGTTGCGCGGTTTGGGGGGTGGGGATGGGGTGGGTATCGGCGGGGCTGGAATCGGCCGCGGCTGCAGGCGGATCCGCATCGCGCACTGCGGTCAACTCTGCCAGTAGACTGTCGGCGCTGACTTCAACCGACTCGATATCGGTAGCGTCTGACCGCACTAGATCCTTTAACTGTTGCAATATCTCATTACGGGCCGACTCGCTCGAGGATATCGTTCTAACTTCTTTGCGCTCAGTGAACGCTGCTACTTCCGTGACTGTGCCCAATACCTTTGCTGCAGCTGTTACTTGACCCGGCTTAGCATCGGGGTCTGTTATTACTTTCACAAGGGAATGGATAACCAATTGACGTAGTGCTGCAGGGGTTTGGTATTCCTGTGCCGCTATTGCAAGCTCTATCGCTTCAATCTCTTGGCGCACTCTAGGATCCTTTGCTATGGTGTAGGGATCCTTTGCCATGCTGTGCGGGCTTGTGACGTTATAGGCTGATCTATAGGCGTCTGCCTTTGTGTTTCCCTTCGCTACTTCTAACGCGAACTTGCGTTGCTTAGGGGTTAGTGCCTTATGTGCATTGCCTAGTACAGTCTCGAGGGGGACGGACTGCAGCGCTTCGCGCACACGGGATCGGGGCATGGGTTTCGGTTTTGTCATGGTTCTCATAATAGGGGAACAGATAGGAAAAATCAATCGGGGCTGGATTTTCCATCAAAACAATTCATTGGACACATTGTTGCATTAGTTGACAATTAAGGGCTGCAGCACTGTTGCTGTGTCACTGTAGGAACTGACACCATGAACAAATCAGACATTCGGACTCTTGCCCAAAACGGCTATTCCAATTGGGAGATTCTCACGGAACTAATCGCCAAAGGCGCGGAATACCCGGACGCCGTTTGGACTGTTACTAAGGCGCTGAACCTAGACTCTGATCAAGTGTCAGAGATGGAAGATAGTTACACCAATTGTATCTAAGGGGCAAACTATGAAACTTAACTTCTATTCGGATCCGGGCCACGGTTGGCTTGCCGTCAAAAGGTCAACCCTCAAGGACTGGGGGATTGACAAGTGGATCAGCACTTATTCCTATCAAAGGGGCGGCACAGTCTATCTTGAAGAAGACATGGATTATTTGACGTTCATTAATGAAGCTAACGCTCGAGGGATAAAGCCAATCATTGTCGAAAAGCACACCAATTCCCGTTCACCTATTCGCTCATATGAGCATTTTTCCAAAGGATTCTAATCATGACATCTCGCACTCTTTCCGCTATCGCTCAGGATATCCGGGCACACTGGGCTAAGCCCTATTTTGGGGCTGTGCCTTACTTGCAAGCAATGGGTCAATTGGACTCTATCCGTGACTCTTACGGGTACGACGACGGGCGGTCTATGGTTCTGTATTTTCTGGCTAATGCAGGGACATGGCGCGGCCCGGATGCTAAGCGCATCAAAACCGAACTGAAACAAATTGCAGGCATTAAATAATCGGAGCAACAAAAATGAAATTTCACTTTATCGCAAAATCGAGCAACAGCAAAACCGGGCCGATACCCGTTACTTATTCCCAGCGGGAAACGTGTCCACAATCGTGTCCGCACTATCGAGCGGATTGCTATGCCGAAGATTTTTATACCCGCATGTCATGGGACAAAGTGCCCCAGCGGGGCGGCACACTGGCGGAACTGTGCGGGGCTATTGCGGCACTTCCAGCGGGCCAACTGTGGCGGATGAACGTCGCGGGAGACTTACCCGGCGCGGGCGAGACTGTAAATCCTGCAGCACTGGGCGAAATCGTCGCGGCTAATCGTGGGCGGCGCGGTTTCACTTACACCCATAAAAAAAGCCCGGATGCTATCCATTGGGCGCGGGCGGCAACTGACTGGGGTTTCACCGTCAACCTAAGCGCAGACAATGCAGGGGAAGCCGATACACTGGCTGCTACTGGGTTACCCGTGACTGCCATTGTCCCGATTGATACACCCGAAAAAACCTATACACCCGGCGGCTTGCCGATTGTGGTTTGCCCGGCTCAAACCCGCGAGAATGTTACTTGCGCCGATTGTGGGCTGTGCCAAAAAGCGCACCGCGCGGTTATCGTTGGGTTTCGTGCTCATGGTTCAAAGGCCCGCATAACCGATGCAAAGGCCCGGAAAGTAATTCCATTGGTGCGCTATGCTTAAACACGCCGAACGGTTCTATATCCAATTGGGGGCGCGGCTCGAGCGGGCTCGCGCCCCTATCGATGCGGCGCGGGCTTTGCATGAGATCCGCAAAGCACTGGCCAACGAACACCCGGATGCATTGCCAGACGCAAAGCGGCTTATCGAGCGCGGGCGAGCGGATGCACGATGATGCCCTACGCTGACCACCCGCTAACGCGGGTTTTTATCGCGGGCGCAAGGGCTAGAACTCACGCCGAGATGCGAGAGACGCTAGCCCTTATCGCTACCCTTAGCAAAGGGGAATCGGAACAAACAATCGCGGCTTGCAAGCTTGCGGCTGAGGTATTTTTGGAGAGGAATCGTGACCAAAATCATTACCGTTGACGTTAAATATTGCGGCGTCCCTATCGAAGTGGAAGCGGAATATCGCGGAGGGGAAGCGGCTGTTGGTGGCCCGCTCGAGTGGGCACGGCCAGAGTACGCGCCCGATGCTGTTGCCATCGTTGTCAAGTGCGGTGGCATCGACATCATGCCCTTGCTGAGATCAAACCAAATCAGAGAGATCGAATTACTTGTTGTTGACGCTTGCAACGATGATTGACATGATGTAACATCAGGCTTTTAACAGGAGAACAAATGAACCCCTATCACAAAAAGACCAATGGAGAACTGGCCTACATCATCCGGGATGCCGGAGAGGCTGCGTACCTAATGAAGGGCTTGGACTCTGTGGCCGAGGCCAAGTATCTAGACCAAGTCAACGATGCCACCACAGAGTTGTATAGCCGCTTGAAGCGCACCAAGCACATGGACACCCTGATCAAGGAGGCCATGAGGGCTGCAGCCAAGAGCATCAACGAGAACATCTGCCGGGATGACGATCACCCGGAACAATTTTTCGAAGGGGAGCCGGAATTCTATGCAGCCCTGCGCCGCTATGTGTTAACCCGTAAACAAGGAGAAGCGAAATGAATAACCCAATCGATCCCATTCGGATAGTTGCCACGCCAGACAGCGCACAGGCACTCTGGAGCTACTGTGAAAACTTCAGCGGGAATGAAAAACTCGTCGCCATGACCTGTGCCGCTTTGGCATGGAATCTGGCCCACAAATTGGTGCAACAGCAAATCGAAGGAGAAGCGAAATGAAAAAGTTTTATGTCGAGTTCAAGCGCGTGGCCTACCTTGAGATCGAGGTCGAGGCTGAAACCCCGAGCGAGGCCGAAGACATGGCATGGGGACAATTGGAAGGTGACCCAGAACTATGTGATCAGGATTGGTACGTCAACGAAATCCACCAAGAGGAGCAATGACATGACCGTACTGACAGGAAGCCGGATAGAAGCTGCACGGCTGCTCACGCTGCGCCAGATGCTCAAGCTCGAGATGCTGGGCATGAGCCGATCACGCGGCCCAACGGCCTATTCCACCCTCAAAACGATGGGATTCAAAGGCACACGCGAGAAGGTGCTCGAGCAACTAGACCAAATCAGAAACGAAATTCTCGAACTGAAGGAGTAAATATGGAACCCCTTACCACTGCAGAAAAAGTCGAGCGAGTTGTCTTACTAATCGCTGTCATCGCAGTCCTTGCCGATGTTTTTTGGATCCGACCATGAACACCTATCGCATCCACCTTGTCAGAGAGGTCGAGCTACAAATCGACCTGCCCGCCGCTTCGCAATTGGACGCGATGCGCCTCATCCAAACGATGGCATTGGATTATGATGATCGAGACGCCAAACAAACAAGGATCCTCAGTGTCAAAGAAATCATACCCATTCGGCAGTCTTTTCTCGATCCATTTGCTGGAGGATGAAAACGGCCATGTCACCGTTGTCGCAGAGTCTGTGGGCAACGGACTGAACAACGAAAACCTCGGTCATTTTCTGCTTTACCGGCTCACCGAGATGGAGATGCAGGAACCGCAGATGATGACCGTGCAAATGCCAACGCACTCAGCACATTGGCATTGACTTGGCGAGGGTTTGGGAAGCTCGAAACAATCCCTGCTCTACAAAGAAGTCATTGAAATCACCGGCTGGCGGCATGTAATATGCCCAGCCGATTTTTTTTGCCACTCGCTCTCCTGTGCCGCTCAAATCGTTGTCGGCAATCACGAAACCCCCTGTCAGAGTGGAAGCGATCTTCTCCATGTTGTTCGCTGAAAAGCAAACGTGCAAGGTGTACCGGCGCTTCAGCTGCTTGAGCACAGCCCTCACGCTTAAAGCCGTAGCATAGCCCTCGCACAGGACATCGATGCCCTTGTTGTCAAAGACGAACTGTGCATGGGATGTCTTCTGTCCGTACAAAAACTTCTTCGAGCCATCCTTAGCAATCATCTGGACGCCAACCAAGCTGCTGCCGATTCTCATCGGGATGCACAGGATCCTGACGCCTTCGTTGACCCAGACGTAGCCCTGCTCTTCTGGGAATCCCTTGGCCTTCAAGTAATCATGATGCCCAAGCTGGCACTGACTGAGGATCCACGATGCCTTGCCTGCTGCATCCTTCTGCAGCCGCTCACGCTTGAGTTTCTCCTGCCGCATGAGCCTGTCTGCCTCCCTCACATCGACAGAGCTACCCTCACCCTGCCACACACTGACCGCCTCGTTGAGCGCCCAATTCTGCACATAGCCCACGTTGCCCATGAACTTGACTGCGCCGTTGCGTTTGCGAGGATGGTCTTCTGTCGGGTATCGCTTCCACACTCCGAGGGGAGGCGGAAAATCAATCAGTATCCCGTGACAACGAGCGAATTGAATGAAGTTCATATGCGCCTCATCCCCTTGAGATATCGAATCAGTTTAGCCTTTACAAACCTCTGGAATTCTGGGTTGGGTTGCATGATAGACACATCGTCTAGGTTACGAGGCCACACTCCGAACTTTTCTCTGTAGGTGTGAGCCGCTCGGCCACTTGACCATCCCGCGGTGGCCATTTGATATCTGCACATGGCCCAGAACTGCTCCTTTGTGAGAGCGCCGTTGACTCTGTTCTGCAACTCACTGAGTTCACCCGGCAATTCAGACACCAAGCTCTTTGATTTGCGAACGTATCCACAGTTGAGGCATGTGTCACTGCCAGTTGGCCACAAGGCATTGCACGATGGGCATTTGTGATCTTGCTTCTCTCGCTCTGTCTTTTCGGGTTTTGGTTTTTCTTTACCCTCATCTAACGCATCAACACCATGCTCGTAAATCTCGTCCCAGTCCTCTCTGAACCTGATGTAGTTGCCACTGTGATCAATCCACACAGCAAACTCTTTGCCGGGAGAGCCACGCATGACCCTGCCCATTTGCTGGATGTGAGAGGACAGTGATTTGCTAAATGGTCTGGCCGAGATGCCGATCAGGACATCAGGCACATCAAATCCTTTTGTCAGGACATCAGTCGCAATCAGTCCATGTATCTCTGTATCAGGCTTGCTAAAGTCTTCGATCACTTCACGCTTGTACTTGTCGTCGTCCTTGTATGAAACGCTGACAAAGTTGTAGCCTGCCTCAGCAAACCTACGAGCAAGATCTTGGCCGTGATTGACGCCGCAAGAAAAGACAATCGTCTTCACGGGCTTGCCAAATATTTCGTTGGTCTTCTGTACCCACGAAGACACGACATCACCAGTGATGGTCATGCCGCGGTTCTCGGTGTCCTTCTGGTTCCACTCGCCTGCAACTTTCTTCACGCCATCCATGTTGATCTCTTTCGAGATAAACACACGCAGCGGCACAAGTATTTTGTCATCCACCAATTGCTTGGTGGTCACCGTGCTGATTACATTCTTGTATATCTTTCCAAGACCCTTGGTAAAAGGAGTGGCGGTCAACCCAATTACTTTAATGTCTGGATTCTTTTTAATGAATTCGACAGTTTGTGTCCGTGTCGCATGGCACTCATCCACGATCAGCAATGACAAGCCGGGAAAGCTGCCGCGCTTCTCGAGTGTTTGTGCCGAGCAGACTTGAATGTCTTCGTATGGACGGTATCGCCAATGACCTGACTGCAGGACGCCATGATCTATGTCATAACGCTGCAGCCGGTTGCTGGTTTGGTCACAGAGAATGATGCGGTCTAAGACCATCGCTGCCTTGTTGCCCTTGTCCTTTGTGGCTTTGAGCAGAGCGATTGCCATCTCTGTTTTCCCAGCCCCCGTAGGGGCGTACAGGATTTGTGCATTGTTGCCTTGCTTGAACCCATCTCTGAGCGCATCAAGACAATTCTCTTGATAACTACGTAGATTTAGCATGTGATTTCCTCTGCCGACACACAAGCCAGTCGGCGTTGGCTATTTTTATTTGGCCTCAACTGCCTTGAGTTTCTTTTGCATCGCAAAGATTTGCTTTTTCATCTCTGCATTTTCTTTTTGGAATGTGTCGCGGCTGGTCTTTACCGCAACCAATTCGATCTCGAGCACTCGGATCTGCTCACGAAGTTCTTTGATGGTCTGCTCGGCCATGTCTTTTTCTTCGTCACTTGCATCGAATGCTGCAATTGCTAGACGATCTTTGAGATCTACATTCTCTGCCTTCAAATCATGAATGACATCATCTCGAGCATCATATTCTTCTTTCTTGTCTTCAACGATCTCTTCATTTTTCTTTGGCTCAGGTTTTTCAGTGTTGCCCTTTTTTGAATCAGGCTTATTAGTTTTGGTGGTCACATCCTGAGTTTTAACTTTTCCTTCTTTATTGACAAAGTTAACAACGTCTGGTTTTTTAATGTTGCTTTCACTGCGAACTTTCATGACCAAAAATCTACTACACCCGCAGTGCTCAGCAATTAATTTATCGCTGTTCAAAGACCATTCATCGTCTTCAAGGCAATCCATAATTTTTTTGCGCTTATCAGCAGATGATGGACGAAGGCCATGATTTTTATTGGCTGCAAGGCTTGCCCACTTAGCGTCTCGCCATGTGCCTTCAGTGATGATGCAATCAATCGTTGTCTTGCCAATCTGCTTGATTGCAAGGGCGCGATGCCACCCATCGACTAGGTAGAAGTGAGTGCCATCTACAAGGTACACATGGACAGGCGGGAATGAATCACCATCCTGCATCTTCTCTGCGAAATCCTTGACCATCTCTTCATCCGTAGCAACACGACTTTGCAGCCGCGGGTCAAGAATGATTGCGTTGATGTTCATCTTCTTGCTCATTTGACTTCCTCTTTACTGTTAATTTGCTTCACTTCAACCACGCTTTCCCCCAACAAGCAGTGGGGAATTTTTGCCAGAGCTTCATCGAGGTAGCTCTTTGAATACTTGATCAAATTGTTTGCAACATCTGATCTTGCAACCAGATGAATTTTGTAAACAAGTTCT